TCCCCCGGAGTTACTAATGCTAACTGATCTATCCAATCGATACCTATCTGGCAATAAGGTGTTGATGCAGAAGCCAGCCAACCTGAGATGATAGTGTTATCATCTGGATATGTAGATTGTTGCGCCAGCTTAACCCACGTTGAAAAAGTCCATAATTTGTCTGTAGTCACACTGCTAGGGGTTCTATCAATGTATTTACTGGCGTCAAACAAACCTGATCCTTCGATAGTATAAGAAGCATCCGCTGCTACACCAAAAAGCTGGCTTGAACCAAAAGGCCCCGACATTATGCGCCCCTATGTCACGTTAGCTAAGGCAAGCTGCGGAGTGCCCAACGCAATCTTATCCGCCGCCCACACAAAGTACGGAATGATATCTATTGCCGAAGCTGCGGTGGAAATAGTCAGCGCTCCGCCCGGAGCATAGTACTGCGTACCCAACGCAAGCGTTTGACCTCCGCTACTATCCTGCGCAAACACTATAACCCCAGACTGTCCAATGCTTTCAGTGGTGGGGTTGGCTAAAGTCACAGCCCCCGTTGCCGTTAAGAAAAAGTTCTGATAGGTATCGAAGTCAAGCACAGTGCTACCCGAAGTAGTCGCATCAACGAACACACTAGAATACGCACTGTTAGCAAACGCCACCTTTCCCGAAGACTTCATCCGAACAACTTCAGCAGCAGTAGCCCCTGCCTTCATGGTTTTAAATACCATGTCAAAGTCTTCAGCGGTGGACGTAACGTCAGTGGTAAGCGATTCGATCACACCGCCTGTCTCGTTATTACCACCAGCCGTCTCGGTAATAAAGTTCATACCGACACCGATCCCTGCCGCTGGCGTTGCGGACGATGTGCGCTTCATCTCCAGCGGGTACAGAATTGTCGTGGTGCCTGAGTCTTCCTTGTTGAGAGCAGCGCCTGCGCTGCCCGTAATCAAACCAGTCGCACCAACTGTGGAACTCAATGTCGTTGTAGATGTAACAGCCAGAGTGCCGCTTAGCGTGGCGTTGCCTGTAACACCTAGCGTACCCCCTACTGTAGCGTTGCCATCAATAGCCCCGGCCCCGGTAACCTCCAGAGATCCAACCTGAAGATCCGCTAGAGCATCTACAACCGCTGCGCCGCCGCCAGCGCCATCACAATAAACAATGACGTTCTTACCATTCTGGATGGTGACGTTCGCCCCAGACCCCTGAGACACATCTATTGTCCGGCTGGCAGATAAGGCATTCTCCATGATAAACCATGCCGCCGTGGTATTCGGCGCTACCGTTACCGTGCAGTTGCCACCGATATCTCCGCTATCGGCAAACTTGATCACCCGGTACATGCCGTCCTGAACATTGGATGTCCCGCTGTCAGGCGAGGCCTCTCTTACCGTTAGCGTATGAGAAGTACTGGAAACCGTCACCGCCTTATAAGACGCAATGCGATCCATTATATCCCAGTTGTAATTAGATGTGGTGCCCCAGCTACCAGACTGGTCCCCACTTCCCATCTCTTCGATGCCAAGATTTGTTGTATATGAGCTTGCCATTTTTACCTCACGCTGCGTCTCTGCTTCCGATTTCAATCCAACCCGGTGTCTGGCTGGGCACAATCGGCTGCCAAATTACCGGATAATTAATAGTCGAACTTGCCTGCACTCCCGTCACTCCAACGGCAATACTTGCTACCGAAACAGTGCCTATAGCTCCTGCGCCCTGAACTCCTGTGGCGGTAACCGTAACGCCCGTACCCTCGACCACGGTCTCGGTGCCTGTGGTCCCAGCCGCCTGCACACCGGTCACACCAAAGACGATTCCGCCAGTCACATCGTATGTGCCAATACTGAAGTCGGCCTCTACCCCGGTAGGCGAATCAACAACAGCCGCCTTGGCGGTATATGTCCCAATAGCGAAGGCCCCTGCCACGCCGCTCTCAACGATAGTGACCCCAGTTCCTTCACCTACGGTGTACGTGCCAAAAGAAAATAAAGCCTGCACCCCTGTCGCGGCCACCGTAACACCGGTTCCCTCAACAACAGTCTCGGACCCAATGGCCCCAGTCATAGAGAGAGAATTAATGCCGCCCTGATTCCACGCTCCTTGGTTCCAGCCAGCACGTCCCCAACCGGTTCCAAAGATAATGGTGACAGCAGCCATGACTTAGGCCAGACGGATAATGGCGTTGTTCGCGTCGTTGGCTGGATACTGAATGGTGAAATCACCGGATGACGAGGACTTGTCCCCCCCAAAATCCAGCACGCATACCGTAGGATACGCTGAGTGTGTCACGTCTCCGGCAGTTCCAGCCGTGCTCAGAGTGCTGTTGTAAATCATCGCACACCGGGCATTAGCAATAGTGGACGAACTCCACGTCGTATCGGCAAAGTCAAGAAACGCCGTGGGAACAGTGCTGCTGTTGTCAGCAAGACCCAGAGTAACACTACCCAAGGCAGCGCCCCCAGCACTATACCCTGAACCACTTACTTCATTGGTTACGGTATAGGCCGTTAAATCCTCATTGGCATCGGTGCGGCTGGACGTAAACATCGCTATCTTGAACGTATCAGCAGCAATTGTTACTGCGCCAGTTCGGGAATGAGACATCCAGAAATGGATGCCTGCGGTGATTTCTTCTTTGTAGGAACCACACATTGCTTGGTTAATCGCCATTTATAATCTCCTTATAATCTCGGCTTCGTCGTGGAACCCTTCTTTTTTCAAAACATTCCACAAGGTGGTACGGTCGCTCTGGATGGCTCTCTTCATGTAGTCTGCAATAACCGCCTTGATGTTCGCACGAAAGGCCAGAGCCTGCTCCTTAACATGCGGCGGCGCATCTTGCGAAATGTGGGTGATTTTGTTAACGCACATCTCAGCAATTTCTTCAGGAGAGTGCCCCCTGTTCTGGGTGGCGTGAACCATTACAGGCCCAATCTCTCCCGAACCTACTGACCCTTCTAAACTCATGTCACCTGTACCCGCAACTGACCTGACCGATACACATCCTTCCGGTCACGCCCCTCACCGAGGTTCTTGAGGCGCGGAAGCGTCTCTTGATAGCGCCCTTGATAATAACTCAACAACTCCGCATCGCCCTTCATGAAGATATAGGCCTCCACCAAAGCGGCATAGAGCAACGCATCATAAGCATTGGTGCCTAGCCAAGTGGTTGTGTTGGAAGATGAAAGGCCCGTAGGTGCATAGAAATAATGGAACTCCATCGTATACGCAGCATCCGGCATCGGCCCCACGATTAAATTAGTATCGTCAAAGATCGCATAGAACTTAGGACGCCCCGTCTCTGTAGTGTCGGGATAAGACGCCTGAATAAAATTCACATCCTTGTTCAAAAGGAAATGGTAGGAGTTTGACACCACTACCGATAAAGAAAACGGCGCGAGAAAATCCGTGGGCAACGCCAGATATTTATTAGACGCATTAAGAGTTCCCTGTTGATTTTTTCTGAACACAGGTAGCTGAACTTCAAACAAGATGCGCTGTTCCGCATTAGAAATAAACCGATCTATCTGATCAACAAAAGTCGTCTCCGTGTTATCAGTATAATCCTTTATCGCCTGCACCAAGGTTGCATAAGTAAAAGCCATCACATCAACCCGTAGTTATTGTAACCGTTCCGATAGCAGAATTAATCTGCATCGTTTGAAGCCCTTGATTGCCCAACACCATGGCGCTATTGCCATCACCAACCGGGTCCCAGGAAAACAAACCCCTTCCTGCCGTGCCCCCATTGGGACGTGGATCAAAGAGCGCCTGTGGATCTGTAATGGGTATTGCACCCACCCAATTCTGGGGCTGATCAGGATCAAAGATATCACGGCCCACACGCAGACCAGTGCGTATCCCCCTCTGAACTTCGTAGACAAGCTCTCCTATGGGATAACGAAACCCCGTCTTGTCGCAATACCCATAAGCATATTTGCCTCGCGCATAAGGATAGCTCATGCCGAATAATACTCTGCCAAAGGAACCAGACGGAATGGAGCCTTAACCCGGTTCTCTTCCGCCGCCAACTGGAATTGCTCCTCATAAATTTGCTTGAGCAAACCTACCCGCTCCGCAGCCATTGGCTTCTTCAGAGCTATATAATAGGCCAACCCAGCCACCATGGCCGGAAGGAACAGTGCCGGGATGTCATAATTATTAGAACCCTTTATCCCCGTATCTGTCATCCGTCTGACTCGCCAGTAAACAAAGCGAGCACTGGTGTAGGTGCCGCTCGCGGTAGGATAGATATAAATAACCGGGGCAGCGCGTTGACGGTCCACCCAATATTGATTGGGACGCCCCTGCTCCAACTTGTCTGGGATCGTCGCATAGGTAACGGGAGACACCCTGGAAATACTGGAGTCTATTTGCAAGTTCTGAGTGCCGGGGTTCGTCCTGACAACAGCTTCAATAATATCAATCGTATCAGCATCAAGGGTATAGCTCACCGTCCCCTGAGTAAAATCGAAGTACCCCTCCTCAATCGTCCACAGGTTCAGCCCACGATTCTGCCACTCAAGCCCCATCAAGTTAAGGCTGCGCCGCGCAGTTTGAAAATCATACCCTGTGCGCAACTCCAGACCGCAGCGTTCAAACGCCTCTTCAGCCATCTCATTAATATCAAGATTGAAAGTAGCTGTAGTTTCAACGGCCATAACGTACAGTCCTTACTTTTTCTTCTTGCGCATCTTAGCAAGGGTCATGGCTAACCGTGCCCGCTTCCCTTCCTTGCCGCCCTTCTTGGCAGCAGCCTTTAACTTACCCTTGGGAATCGGCTTGCCCTTCTTGGCTCCCAATTCTTTGCGCAAAGCTCCGGGCTTTTTAACAGCCTTTTGTATCCAGTTCTTTTTCTTTGCCATGACAACCTACTTGTTCTGATTGTTATAACGTCGGTTATAAGAACTAGCTGCACCACCGCCTTGCATACCACGCCTACGTTTGCTGAGTTCGTGCATATCCTCACCAGCCTCACGCACAGACATGGAACCTTTTGGAGCAAGCTCACCAGCCATGGTACCGCGACCACTTTCGGTATCGCCGCCCCAATAGCCGCCAGCCTGCATCAGAACTTTTGAATCATCGACACGGGGAACGCGAGTGCGGCCACCCATAGCCATTCCATCGCGCCTGTCTCTAGCGATGCCGCCTGCATTTCGGCGCGTAGCAAAACTTCTAGCTTTCGGAGCATCTTTTCCATAGTCCACCAGAAGACCAACGTCTTTATCGTGGTCAGCTATAGCCGCAGACTGCTCCTTATCCCAATCCGCATGAGTTTTAGCATCCTCGTGGTATAGCATTTCATCACCAGCACGCCCCCTGTCTTTCCATTTCTGAGCACTCTTGGCGAGGCGCTTCTCTGCCTTTTTAGCAGCCGCTTTAGTTCTGGCACCAGCAGCGTCAAATGCCACGTCGTCCATTGCCTCTACCATGGAAGTTGCTTTCCAGTCTCTCCGCATCTTATCCCCCTACGCCATGGGGCCGTAAGTATACAGGCCCTTGGTCTGCCTGATTACATTACCGCCCTTGTTATTACCATAGGCTGCAACACGGCGCTGCTTCGCTTCGCCCACATCACCGCCAGTACCCTCAACCTCAACAGGCATATGACCATACGCCGCTTCGGTATTGACTTGGTTCTTGGCCGCTGTCTTTGGATTTAATGTTGGCATCAGGCTTTCCTTTTCCTGCGACCCTTGTCCATGGTCTTGACCGCTGCGAACTTACGGCGGCCCAGTTTCTTTTCCATGCCTTCGCTTTCACGACGACGGGCACCCAACTTACCCTTGGTCTTGCGATTGCGCGCCCCCAAGGATTCATCAAGCCGCGCGTTATACCGGCCCTTCCCCGCTGGCTTCTTCTTTGCAGAACTCCCAGCTTGTTTTTTAAGAGCGCCGAATTTTCCTACCTTTACCCCCTTTTTAACTGTACCCTTGGACTTCCCCATCTGCTTTACAGCCATAACCTTATCTCCTTCACTATTAGCTATTGCAAGTGCCTGTTTGCGATTAGTAACTTTCTTTCCCGAACTGCTCTTGAGGGTGCCGCGTTTGAACTCGCCCATCACCTTAGCCACCTTGGCATCCTTGCGTGAGGACATCAAAGCACCTTCAGAATGATCGCAAAGAGAGCCGAGATAATAGCCACGTTCGACCCCCAGATCACCATCTCAAGTCGGGTTAGCCGCCGCTCCATTGCGTCCCACCGAACAGCGCACTCACGCTCATGCGCCATTAACTCAGCCGCAACATTAACCTCAGCCATCGAACATGAACGTAGCTGACGTTAACAGATCGGCATCCACCGGCATGTCAAAACTCATGCTGGCAGGGAACCGAACCCCATCTCCACCAATACTAGGATAGTTTACGATGCCATCGCCCTGCCCTGGATTAAAGACAATCTTGGCAGAACCAGACGCACTAGATGTTGCACCGTTCTCCATGGTGATTTCAGCCTTGGCCGCATTAGCAGCCTGAACCATGTACCAGTTCTTGAGACGCGTATCCTGATTATTAATCATAATACGGATACCAGCCACAACACCTGCGCTCACACTATTACTATCCGAAGCTGAAGCTTTAACGGAAGAAACAAAACTAAAGAACTTAGTCCCGTTAGTAGTTCCCGAACTAGGGCCTGTAATGTCTTCTGTCTGCACAGCACCATACACATCAAGACCAGCTACCGTATAAGTGATAGCACTCGAGTTTCCATCCGAAGTAATATTGATCTGCCGAGCCAGCTTACTGAAATCCACATACCCTGCATTGTCCCCTACAGTAAGGGCATTAGTGGTGCCGTCACTGTAGATCAGGTCAACGCGAGAAAAAAGATTTGTGGTATAAACACTGGCTGCATTAGGCCCTGTGAGCGTTTCGGTAACTTGCAAGCCGCTTCCATTCAGACCTTTAATGGTAAAGGTCAGAGCGGAATTGTTATTGCTTGAAGAAAACGAAACACGACGCGGGGCGGCTACGCCATAAAGCACTCGGCGCTGACCATTCTTTTCATCAGAATCAGCGCCATTTATAGCCACCTGACCCGCCACACTTTGCGATGTGCAAATACCATCGCCATCACCAGCCGTCGCCATGCCGCCATCCAACAACATATAAAACTCGTCATCGGTCAAAGCTGCCGCATCCCCGCAGGCATCAACATCCGCCGCAGGATTGCTTTGGTTCTCAGCCACCGCAGAGTAGGTGTAAGTAAATGACCTTAAGTCAGTCATCAGAACCTCCTTCTAGGGCGTTAGGAATAATTCGTATTCTGTTGGTAAAGAACAGTAAGCCTAACTTCACCAGAAGATGTAGCTGCCGAATTAGTGACGTTCAATCTTACATCACTTGTTCCAACATCCTCCCAAGCTAAAGCACCGCCAGCTTTTGTTTCTGGATACTGCCTACCAGCCGTTGTTCCAATAGTGTAGGCATTTACAAATGCAGTAGCTGAGCCACCGACCGCGCCCACACTGATATTGGTTGTGCCGCTTGCCGCAGTAATAATATCAAAGACAATGTCGATGATCTGAGAATTTGCCGGAATAATTACATCAGTTGCGGAAGCTGAAATAACCCCACTTGATAAATCAATAGCAAGAGACTGAGCCATTACTACCTGCCCGACATTCTTCATGTCGGTGCCCACTGTGGTGCCCGTAGTTGTGGCAATAGTGCCTGCTTTAATCGGCCCTGAAAAACTTGTTGTACCCATAACTTTCTCCTATGAGAGATAAACCCCATCGTCTTCATAGCGTCTGCTGGGCCAGTCGATAGGGCTAAGTGTTCCCAGAAAGAAGTGGGGGCCTGCGATCCCCCTTACTGTAACGGCGAGCAGCTTATCCTAGGACCGCCCGTGTCCTTACAGCTTGCCTAGACTAGCGCCGGGTCGCTATCCCGACTGAACCACCCTCTAAGCCAAAGCAAAACGGGGGGCACAAGGCCCCCCTGGTATTACGACGCGCCTTCACATCCGAAGATGCCAAGGGGATCGGAGACGCCAAACGAGTAGCGTTCCCGCGCTTTATACCTCACATTCCCGGTGTCGAAGTCGCCATCCATGGAAGTCTGGAGTGGCACACGGGTAAAGTGTTTCATGCCGTTTGGCACATCGGTAATGATATACCAAGAGTTGGTATCGGTGAGATAGTGGTTCACCGAATAACCCTCAGGTATCGTACCATTGTGCTTAATGGCGTTGATGTCATTATCCGCCGTGCCCGTCTTGCCTTCCGAATCAAGGATGCGGGTAGCAACGAACATATTGTTCGGCGGTACGATCAGCTTGCGAGGGCGAGCAGCAATCAACAGCCCCTTCTCATCTACCCATCCGGCAATCTGAATGACCGCAGCCTCAAGGCTGGTCTCATTCAAATCCGTCTGCGTAGTCGGAGTGTTGGAATTGGTGCCACCGGCAACAGTCGGGTGGGCGGTATTAAAGAGAGAAACACCGTCACCAGAATCGAAGTTGTCGGTTGTCGGAAGACCCTGATTGAGCGGATACGCAGCTTTTACCTGTTTGGTATAAGCCATGGCACGCGCCAATGCTTTCGTATAACGCGCTGACAGCGAATCATACAAGTTGTCTTCCATGGCTTCTTCCGTAATGGCGAAGCCCATCGCAATGGTTTCGTTGTTGTAACGAACCGAGAAGCTCTCACTTGCGGTGTCGTAAGAGATTGCTTCCCCTTCAGGTTTGACCGGAGCCTGCCCAAAGCCAGTTAGTTTGACTTCTTCTTCAAACGAACGGTCAGAGGTCTCTGTCTCATAGATCTCATCACTTTCGTTTTCATAAGTTTCATACGTCAAACCGAACAAAGCATTAAGACCAGGGAGAAGCTCCTTCAGCATTTGTGCTCTTGATATAGCCATCTCTCTAGCCTCCTATGCCAACGTGCTCATATCGTACTGATGCACGCCTGGGTTCCACGTAACGAGAACGTCGGGGTATGTATCAGTCCAATTGTTATTAGGCGACTCAAACAGCCCAATAACCCGAACAGCTAGGGTTGCGGTGGTTGCCGCGTCAGCATCGACCGTCATCTTGCTCTGCTTGCTCAAATCGAGCGTATTAACAGCAGTGATGTTCGTCAGCGCGGAGTTCAACCCCGCATCAGTCGAAGCCATTGCAGCATCTGCCTGAACCTTGAAGACAGCACGAGGATTGTCCCAGACATAAACCTGAACATCAGAATGTCCCGAAGCAGTCATTGCGCTAGCAACAAGGTTGTTTGAGAAAGTAAGCTGTCCCGTGCTTCCGTCAACGTAACGGAATCCGGCAGCTATACCTATGGGCGTGTTCGTTGCCGAAAACGTAGTCGTCGGGGTCGCGGCAATAGCCGTCGTCACACCAGCCGCAAAGTGCACAGGTTGCCCTGCGAAGATCGCGTTAGTGTTATTAGACCCCAGAGGATACATGGTTTGACCACTGGTATTGTACCCTTGACCTAGTATTCCGACTTGGACCATCCCATAAGGTGCTTCTACTGAACCAGCCATGATTCAATTCTCCTTATGAATATAAAGAGGGATTACCCCCCTTTGCCAAAGTCTACCCTTGTCTTTCTCTCCGGTCTAAGAAGAGGCATACGAGGGTCCTGTTCCCGCATAAAGTTAGAGTCAACCGCAGCCATTTGCTGATCGGCCTTCTCCCTGTAGTATTTAGCTCGCTGCTCAATTTTCTCTTCAGGCATCTTGCAAAGAAGCAATCCGCCTACCTCAATGTTCCCATCCGATCCAAAGCGGGAATCGACATCAGATTGAATACAAAGTTCAGGATGATCTTCCGCCCTACAGGGAACCCAACCACCTCTAAACATCTTGGAAACATTAGTATTGTCAGCAGAACCAAGTACAGAGGTACGCACCCATCTAAATACCCAGCCCGGTTGTGGATCAGGGTTCGGCAAAATAGAAGGGGGTATCCATCCAGTTTCAGTGCGTGACTCTACATCACGGGTTTCGTGCTCTCTTTTAGTCCGAGGGTCATCTACCATGCGCCATATCCTTCGCTACTTGATTGGCATATTGCTCAACAGTAATACCAAGTTTCTTGGCGAGATCAACTTGGGTGTTGTTAAGCGTTACCTTGCGTGGCGCTTTCCCTGCTCTCGTCGCAGGTGCTACCACGGATTTACGAGGGGCCTCCACATCAGCAGGTGCCCCGCCGTCGAAGTGGTCCGGGAATACCTCCCGCATACGCACGTCCACACGTTGATAGTACTCCTCCGCTTGTGGAGAAATTTTCTCATCTACTACCAGTTTCTCGTGCAGACCGTAAGCAAAGGAAGTCATTTCCTTGTCTTGGCCGAACCACGGATTCTCGCGCAACCATTCGATAGCACGAGGATCAGGAGGAGGAACATATTGCTGCTGTTGAGGCTGAGCCTCTTGAGGAGCAACCTGCCCTCCCTGCGGCGGGCGTAAATCTTCTACGCTACGCCGCGAATACTGAGCATCATTAATCTTTTTCTGCGCCTCCAGAATACGGTCAGTATCACCCGTATCATAGGCTTCCTTGTATTCCCTCTCAGCCATCTGAAGCTCACCGTCAGTCTTCGCTTCAGTAGCCTTGAACAGCGCCTCATTACCCCTCTGCAAGAGGCCCTTGAGATCGCGGTTTTCCGCAATCATCCTCTGTGCGTGGGCAACCGCCTCGCTGTTCTGCCGCTCCGCCGTCTCTCGGGCGCGGCGTTGTTCATGGAACTCATACTTCAAACGCTTGATGCGCTTCTGCACGCGGTCCGAATACTGCCCTATCTCGTCTTCCGAGATATCAAAGTCCGCTGCCGCTTCCTGATCACGCGGCGCAACCCGGTCTTCTGTCGGCGTATCATCCACCACTTCAATTTCTACGTCGCTTTCGGTTGCGACCTCTACCGTCTCTTCTTCAGCCATCATGCCCTCGCATATCCACGCGGATCATCCACTACCGCCTCAACGCTATCATCGTTGAGAAGGCGAAGCTCTTGTCCGTGAACCCTAATACGTGTCCCCTGAAAGGCGCGGAAGATAACAAAGTCACCCTCCTTGCAATAGGGACCGGACGGGAATCGTTTCTCATCCTTGTAAGCATCCTCACCCATCTTGATGACGAAACCCACAACGCTGGAAACAGCTTCCGTTTCTCTGGCTGTATCGGTCTTGATTATACCTCCCAAGGTTTTCTCCTCCACCTCAGGAATGCCAATCAACAACCTGTACCCCTTGGGTTCAGGAAGTTGCGTTGGCTGTTTCTTTAGCTCAACTACTTCAGACATTTTTCACCTCTAAATGCGTTGCTTGACAAGGGGCAACGATTCCCTATGCGCTACTCCTCATCCTCCTTGGCTTGAACAAGGTCGAGGAGTTCACGTTCTGCGAGGGCTATGCCGTCGATACGTCCTACCAAACGCTGGTATTCCGCATAATCCTTTGCGCCACCAGTTGCCAGATGATCAGCCCCTTCGTTCATAAAATCACGAAGACGCTTCTGCAACAGTGCAGCGAGGTCAGGAGCCTCTATCAAGAGGCACCCTTGTTAACTTTAGCCCAATACTTCTTGGCCTGTTCGGGGTACATACGATCCCCGGTAAGAGTGACCAAAGGAATAACTGCGCTTTTCTTTGACTTCTTGTTAGTAGAAGCCGCCACGCCGCCTACCGAAACGAAAGCTTCGTTCACATCAGGGGTAGACGGATCGTCTGCCTTGTAGTGACCGCTCGCGGTACGGGCACGCTTTTTGGCCTTAGCCACAGCTTTCTTCGCCATTATTCTGTTCTCCCTTCCTTATCCAAAACCGCCTTCGCAATCTCAACGCCAAGCCGTGCGCCTTCCATCTTTTCTTTCTCCGCCAGTTCTGTTCCCTTGATCTCACCCTCAAGAACATCACTCGCAATCTTGGCTCCAATCTGTGCGCCTGTTATACGCTCGTTCGATTCGATACGCTCCCGTTCCCGGGCGTCCGTCATCTCGGCTTTCTCTATTTCCACATCTGCCTTCATCTTGTCAGCCTGCGCCTTGCGCTCAACCTCCATCCGGCGAATGTTCAGTTCTTCTTGCGCCTGTTGAACAATCGGGTCCTGGGCCTGCTCTTGAGCCTGCTTCTGTTGAGCCTCAGCTTGATCCTTCTGCAACAACTTGGTCGAGGCTTGAGCCAGTAACATCGACAGTTCTTTCTCCACGTCACGCGGCAACGGCTCGCCTTCCGGGGGCAGCGGCGCTCCCAGTTGTTGTTCGATCTCATTGCGATACTCGAAAGCCAGATGCTGGCGAATGTGTGATTCGGCTGCCGCCTGTATGGCTCCGGCCTGCGGCGACTGGGAAACCAACTGCATGATCTTGGGGTCTTGCAACGCCCCCATGTGAACCGTGATATGCGCCTTGTGATCCTGATAGGAAAACGCCTGGACCGGTTTGCCGTTGATGATGTTCTCGTTCTCTGTCACCGGATCTGTCGGCTTCACATCGTCCTTGTCTGGAACGATCTTATCGACATCCTGCAAGCCCATGGTCATCAGCATCTGACGGTGCAACTCCGGCAGATCATACATCTGCGGGGCCTGTGCCGCCAACTGTAACGCAGCCTGATACTGCATCACCCGCTGCGCCATGGTTGTCGCATTGGGATCAGACACCGGGATGATATCGACACGATCATCGAAGTCTTCGGTACGCACCGCACCGGTCTCATAAGCATAAGCGGCAGGAAGAAATGTCTTGATCAAGTTGGCAAGGATCGCAAACTCCTTGCGCATCGACGCATGTAATCGGGCCTGCACCGCCGACATGACTTTCATGCCGCGCTCAATAATGGCGAGCGTGGTGCCGACAGGAGCCTCGTTGTTCATGTCGCTGATCTTCATGTCAGCGAGAGAAGCGAAGCGCCTGCCTTCCTCTACAATATTCCCCAGCAACTGGTACAGCACCGCACTCGGTTCTTTGTACGGCATGAAGGCAATGTTATCTCGTATGGCACCACCCGGAACATCAACGTCCCTGAACTCACCCGGCATGATCGGGGTCTCGTCACCCTTGATCCGCAACCCACGCGCCTTCAGTCCCGCCGGTAAGTTGGAAAGCGTACCGGCATCGACAAGCTGACGCAGAATGGAAGTCGCTGATTTGGTCAAACCACCGATGCAATGGATCAGTCCATATCCGTAAAAACCTAATGATGGCAAATACTTATAGTGCACGAAGTGAAGCATCTTCTTCTTCAGCGGGTCACCCTCTTCCCAGTTCCTGTAAATGGAAAGCACATCACCCGAGGACTTATCAATGGTCACCACGTAAGGAAGGGCTATGCCGGTTTGCTCGCCGTCGCGCTCATCCTCAAAGTTTGCCAAGTCGAGATCGGCATGACACTCCAGCAGGGTGTAACGGTCATCATACTCAAACGCCGGGCGCTCGCCCTGCAACGAGTTATACTGCTCCTGCACCTTGGTATAATCCGGTGACGGGTTACCCAGATCAATATCCCGGTAGAACCCGGCAATCTGTAGCTTGCGCACCTCGTTCTTGGTCTTCTTCATGACGTGCGTATAACGCCCGCAACTACGAAGATCCGACGCGCCGTAAGCCACCACCATGTCTTCAGCCGGAACGAACACGGCGGTAGGCCGCTCCAT